ATAAAAGGATGCGTTATCAAGCACATCCTCCGTAGTAATATTTATCTGTTTCATACCGATGTGGCTATTATCCCAATCGGCATCACTTTCTTCATTATCTGATTTTCGATGCCATACAAAGCACTCTGATGCAATGGTATCTGTAATATCCTTATCCCAGGAATATACCTTGCACTTAAGGACACTCTGCTGTCCTTTGTTCTTAAAGATGCTCACACCATCACAGACAAGTTCTGTTCGGTACATCTTCGAAGAATTGATATCTTCCACCATTCCTGTCACTTTGTCGATTTTTGTCGATTGTCCTAGGATATTTTCTTCCAAGGCACTTATATTCTGATTCTGCTTCACAGATATACTTGTCAGTTTCACACCGCTTGCACCGATAGTGATGGTATTACTTGCAGGGTTCAGATAATCCGTTGTCTTTGAAATACAAAGATATCTGCCATCAATACCATGTGGCGGAGACTTGCAGTCCACATACTGTCTTGCACGAATATCTCCAATATCAGCACCAGTATCTGATTCATCTACGATGGTAAGTTCCATACTGATGATGCCTTTGACAAGTTCCGATATTCTGACCTTGGCTTTATTTAAAAGAACTCCCGGCAGATTCACATCGTCCCAAACTTCTGATGTCCATATCCAACCGATTTCTTTTACTGCATCTTCATCGTAAACATAAGGAACACCGTCATTTACAGATACAATAGAAACTCTCTCATCAGTTTCTACTTCATTTCCTTCTTCATCTGTGGTCTTGATTTTTGCTCCATATGGAATGAGTGCTGTCACCCGTTCTGTATGATCCTTCGTAATCTTTACATCTAGTAAGTTCTTTCCGAACTCCACAGTCTGTACCGAATAGGTCTTAAAATCTGATAAGTAATCAAGGACTTTTCCGTTGTCTGTATATCGAATACAAAGAAAACCGCCGTATGTTTTGATGAGTTTTTCCTTAATTGCCTCTAATGTCACTGAATGCTCTGAATTGGAATAATGGATATAATCGTTGCTATCCATAACTGTTACATTCCCAACTGTGAATCGTTTCTTTTCTTCCACCTTTGCATTATGGTTTTCTACAAAGAGTTCCAAGAGTCCCTTGATTGTACCCTGGTAATCATAAGGTGGCTGCAAGCTGTCTTTCAGATAAGCAAGTGCTGATTCACAAGTCCATGTATGGGTATTATAGAAGTCACTTCCGTCATCCAAGGCTCTCCCTTCAAACACCACCTGATCATCTTTCTTACAGACAATTGTCGATGCCATTGGTTTTACTTTTTCAAGATATGGATGATTGAATGGTGCTGACAAAGTTAGGCTATCGATGTTTTCTGCATCTTCTTTCACTTGTGCCTGGGTAATTGCAAGTTTTGATAATCCCGGATGATAGAACAAGTCCCCATCTACAAATACACGGAAAAGACTCATAAGCATCCCTCCCTATATCTGAAAGTGGTTGTACCAGTACCGGAAATCGTAAGTGTATTCTCACCTCTGCCAAGTTCCATCTCCGGAAAAGTCCATGTTCCTTTGCTTACTGTTTTATTGAAAAGATCAGAACCGACCTTCCATGACAATGTGGTTTCTGCAGTTACTGTCACCGTTGGAACAACAGGCATATAGTCATTTTCAAGTGTGACCTTTCCACCTCCGGTATAAGACACTACTGTTTCTTCCACATAGTATCTGTACGAATCCCCATCTTCACAGGAAATCTCCACCGTCCCTTTCTTTGTCATAGGGTCATAGGATGGAACAATTTTCAGAGTTCCTACCATATACAAAGTAGGTTCTTCACTTGTGATAACTTCTGACAGCACACCGTTAAACATATTTGATGCCTCACTAACCATCACGTTATATTTATCTCTGCTACCATGCATCGTAAAAATCATCTGAAAACTACGAGGCTCAAAGGATACTCTCCCAAGAGCCTCAGTGTATCTGATTGGTGTATTTCTGCCAGGAACAACGATGGTATTGCTCTGTGCCACAGGAGTTGGAAAACTCACATTCTCTCTAAGCCATCCAAGACCTGCCATCGATGTTCCATTTATTTTTATATCTGGTCTCATAGACTTAACCTCCTGCTTAATTTCTGTGCCTGACCAAGCTGACCATCAATAGCCGGGAGAAGATGTCCCACTAATGTTCCATCCTCAAGATAGATTCCCTTGCTACTGTTTGCAGCAATGACAGCCAAATATTTCTCCATTCCACTCATATCAAGCCTGTTTGTAAGAATACTTTCAAGCTGATTATAAAATCCCTTAAGTGGAAGAATTGCTTCTGCTCCTGCCTCGCCACCTGCCATAAGACTTGTTCCATTCATGCCAAACACAGTAGGTCTGGTCATGATACCACCATCCTTATACCAGTCAATGGATAGTTTAGGAACACTAGGTGGTGCAATGGACAGCTTACCGGAAATCTTGAAATGCGGAAGTTTAATCTTCGGCAGGCTGATTTTCATGTTATTAAAGAACCCTTTAATCTTATCAACGATGCCTTTGATTTTATCCCTTGCCGCCTCAATCGGTGTAAGGATTGCATTCTTGATACCGTTCCATACTGTTGATGCGGTACTTTTGATACCGTTAAACACAGAAGAAACTGTAGTTTTTATTCCATTAAACACAGTTGAAACCTTCGTCTTTACACCATCGACAACCGTAGAAATAGCTGTTTTGATTCCATTCCATACTGTAGTTGCAACCGTCTTTATTGCATTAAAAACTGTAGTCACTACTGTCTTTATTGCATTGATCACCGTAGATACTTTCGTACTGATTGCATTCCAAATAGTAGAAATTACTGTCTGAATTGCCGTCATCACTGTAGTAATCACATTCTTGACTGCATTTACCGCAGTACTAATAAAGGACTTGATTGCATCCCACACCGTCATGACGATACCCTTGCAGTTTTCCCATATGAACTGGAATGGCAATGTGATAATCTGGATTGCAGCCTGGATGATAGAACCGATTAACATGAATGCTGTTTGAATCGCATTACAGATACCATTCCATACGGTCTGAATGTGCGTCCACAGTCCCATGAACCAGGTCTTTAATCCCTCAATTGCTGTTCCAATTCCATTACAGATGGTAGTCCATAGATTACTGAACCACTCTGTTATTGCACCCCAGTTCTTAACGATTGCAATGACAATAGCAATGGCGGCGGCTACTGCAGCTATGACAGCAATGATTGGCCATAGTGTAACCTCCAAGGCTCCTATCGAGACGGCTAGTGCCGCAATCACCGGAACAAGTGCTATGAAGATAGCCATCAAGGCACCAAGGATAATGGTAAAGTTCTGGATAGGTTCCGGAAGTTTACCGAACCACTCACCAATCTTTGATAGCACAGCCGTAAGCGGTGGAATCAAAGTATTAGCCAGTTCCGCTATCTTTTCTCCAAGTGGAATCAGTGACTGCTTAAGCTTTCTTGTATTGGCTTCAAGCTGCTGCATCGGAGTTGTCGTTGCATCAAACATCCCCTGGGCAGAACCTGTCACACTGTCATAGGTAGAACCAACCGATGTAAGAGAAGTAATAAACTTTAAGTTTCCGTCTTCCGCCATCGTACCAAAGGCTAGTGCCGCAAGGTTAAGTGCCTCTTGCTGATTTTCACAGTTTGCAATATCCGCAACAATAGAATCAATGACTTCCTTCTGCGTTGCCCCACCATTCTGCCAGGACTTAAAAAGCTCCTGTGTCTTACTAGAAAAAGAGCCAATGGAATCTCCAATCGTTCCATCGGCTAGTCTTGTTGTTACTTCATTAATTGCATCATTTACCTTATCAAGGTTATACGCACCATTCTTAAGTCCGTTATCTAAAAGCTGAAAATATTCTGATGCAGAATACCCCGCCTGTGAGAACTTACCTGCATATTCAGATAGGTTATCACCAAGTTCATTAGTCTTATCAAGACCGTTCTGTGTACCCGTAACAATGTAATCCATTGCCTCTTGAGCGGTAAGTCCATACTGTTGCATCAAGGAATTCACACCACGAAGGGTCTCATTCATATCGATGCCGTATACTTCATCAAGAGTGATTGCCTGCTGTGTGATATTTGTAAGGTCAGTCTCACTTAAATCTCCAAGGTTCTTTTTGACCATGATGACAGCATTAGCGACACTATCCATACTCTCACCGACACCAGATCCATAAACATTCTTGATTACCGATGCAGACTTTTCTGCCTCTTCTCCGGTTTCTCCAAAGTATGCATTGACCTTTGTGACGGCATTTTCAGCTTCAGAGTATGCGGTATATGCACTGTCACCAATCTGCTCTATCTTTTCCCCAACAGCTGAAAAAGCCTCTGCCGCCTCAACAAGTGCAGCACCCTTTGTTACTTCTGCAATTTCAGAAATATCATCTGCTGTATCTTCTGCAGCATCTCCGGCTTTCTTCAGTTCTGTTATAAGATTCTTGATTGCCTGTCCGTCATCAACAGTATCAACAGCATCTGTCAACTGATTGATATCAGCCTTACCTCCGGTTGCCGCCTTACCAATCTTTGCAAATGCTGTTCTTAGCTGTTCGGAGTTTGCACTTCCGCTTCTAATGGCAGAAGTCAGTTTACTTCCAAGGATATCGGCATAGTCATCAACTTCTGTTCCTGTTGCATCAAAGAGCTTCTGAAGTCTGGATAGATTTGTTGCAAGACTTGTCTGTTCCGATGCAAGTCCAGACAGTTCACTCTTATACTGCGTCAGCTTCTTTCTAGTTTCTTCGACCTCCCTTTGGAAAGCCATGTACTTATCTTGTCCGATATCCCCGTTCTTAAATGCGGCTTCTACCTGTTCCTGTGCATCTTCAAGCGCCTCCAGTTTCTTACTTGTATCCGCAACAGCCTGTGATAAAAGCTGTTGTTTCTGTGCTACTAAAGTAGTGTTGGAAGGGTCAAGTTTCAGAAGACGGTTCACATCATTTAAGGCTGATTGTGTTTTCGATAATGAAGAATTTACTGATTTTAAGGCCTTATCAAGACCCGTGGTATCACCACCAATC